GCAGTATCTCGACAACCTGTACGCGGCCAACAACAGCCGCGTCGTCGCAGTCGAGGGCCAGGTGAACCTGGACGACCTGCTAACCAACCGCCCCGGCGGCGTGGTACGCGCCCGCGCCCCTGGCATGGTGCAGCCGCTGGCCCCGGCGCCGATCGGGCAGCAGACGTTCCCGATGCTTGAGTATCTGGACCAGGTCCGCGAGCAGCGCACTGGCTTGAGCCGCGCCTCGATGGGCCTTGATGCCGACGCCCTCCAGTCGACGACGGCAACCGCCGTGGCCGCGACTGTGTCGGCTGCGCAGGGCAAGATCGAGATGATCGCTCGCGTATTCGCGGAGACCGGCGTGAAGACGCTCTTCAAAAACATCCTGCACCTCGTCACCAAGCATCAGAACCAGCCGCGCATCATTCGCCTGCGCAATCAGTTCGTCCCGATGGACCCGCGCGCCTGGGTCAACGGCTTCGACATGAGCGTGAACGTCGGTCTCGGCACCGGCGACACGAACGAGAAGATTGCCGTGCTGGCTCAGATCGCTGCGAAGCAGGAGCAGATCCTCATGCAGCTCGGCCCGCAGAACCCGCTGGTGACGATCGAGCAGTACCGCAACACCTTGGCGAAGATCGCGGAACATTCCGGCTTCAAGGATGCCGGTCAGTTCTTCCTGGATCCGGCCATGCAGCCGCCGATGCAGATGTCGCAGCAGCCGCAGGCTGATCCCGAGATGATGAAGCTCGAAGCCGAGATTGCGCTGAAGCGCGAGCGCATGGTTGCCGAGCTGGAGTTGAAGCGCGAGGAAATGCTCGCCGAATTTGAATTGAAGCGTCAGGAGCTGGCGATGGAAGCCCAGCTCAAGGGCGTCGAGCTGGCCGCTAAGAACCCAATGGTCCAGCCAAATATCAGGAGTGTCGTGTAATGTCTGGTGGTGGTGGAGACGGCGGAGGCGGTGATGGCGCTGATTATGGCGAAGATACCGCTTTCGGAAACCCAGGTTCATTTGACGACGTAGATTCCTATGGAACAGCTTCGCCAACCGCTAATCCGGGTTCGTTTGATGACCCGGTTGATGCCTATGGCACAAAGTCACCAGACCCTAGTCCCGGCCCCTCGCTTGGCCCCGGCATAAGCGCTAATGACGCCCAAGCGCTTGGGCAAAGTTTCTACAGCTACAATCCAGACATGTCTCTGGAAGACGCGATCGGCTTTACCAATGCCGGGCAAGCCGCCGCTGCCGTCGCGGACAGGGCCGACATTACGCTTGAGCAGCTTGACCCATACACTTTCCAGGCGATCAAAAATGGAATGCCTTACGGCACCCCTGTCAATGTCGACCCAGACAACCCCGCAGCAAAAGCAATATCAGCCGTTATGGGTTTTATAGACCCAACGCCGTTCGGCATCTTCTCCAAAGGTGTTGCCGCCTTAGACTACTTTAGTCCTCCGTCAGTATTCGCGCAGGTCAAGGGCCACGTCGAAATGCAGGACTTGATGGAGGCGGCTGACCAGATGGGCAGCAGCCCTGATCCGGCCGCGCAGCGCCGTTATATCCCGCAAGCCGCGACGCCAACCGCAGTGGTCGAGAACGTGGCCGCTCCGATTGCCGCCGAGCCAATTTTTCTTAACCCGACACTGTTGCAGCGCCCCTCGACGCTCAACGTCGTTCCGGTAAACGCGCCCGCCGACTATGGCCTGCTCTATCCCCAGCAGGAGCGTCGTTTCCAAGAGAGCTTCGCGCTGCGCCCTGAGTTCTATTCCGGCCCGCTCGACACGACCGGCTACCAGCCAGTGGCGAGCCTGCTCATCTGATGGATGAAGGCAAGAGGCGAGAGGAAGTCGACCGTGGCGCGCGCGCTGCGGCGCTTCTGCGAGACGAGATTTTAACCGAAGCGTTTGAAACGCTTGAGACCCAATACATCTCCGCCTGGCGGGACACTGAGGAAGCTCAGTCCGACCGGCGCGAGAAGATTTTCCTGATGCTGAAGTCGCTGCAAGGCGTCCGCGCGCATCTCGAAAGTGTCGCCATGACCGGCGACCTAGCACGTCGCGAGCTTGATCGCGGCATCAAAGGATAACCGCGCGGACAAGCGTTCGCCTCCGCACCGCGGCCCTTATTCAAGAGGTTAATATGACCGATACCACGCAGGCCGGGGACGGCCCGCTGACGGCTAATGCTGCCGTCCAGATGCTTCTCGAACGGAACACCCTCGGGGTGCAAGCCGAAGAGACCGCATCATCTGAACCCGTCGAAGAAGCCGTTGAAGCCGAGCCGGTAGAGGCAGACGCTCCAGAGGAAATCGACGACCAGGCCGACGATGAAGAACCCATCGAGGCTGCTGACGCTGACGAGGCCGATGGGGCCGAGGACGCGGACGATGGCGAAACTGAACTGGTCTACACCGTTAAGGTGGACGGCCAGGAAGTCGACGTCACCGAGCAGGAGCTTTTGAACGGGTATCAGCGTCAAGCCGATTACACGCGCAAGTCGCAAGCACTAGCCGAGCAGCGTAAAGCGAACGAGGCTGAGATTGCGCAGGCGCGTCAACTGCGAAACCAGTATGCCGCGGCATTGCAGCAGGTGGAGCAGCTCTTCCAACCGCAGGACCCCGGCCAGGAACACTGGGACAAGCTCTACGAGAGCGACCCGCTGGAATACGTCCGCGCCCGCGATCAGTTCCGATCGCAGCAGGAAGCGTTTCAAAAGGTCATCTCTGAGCGCCAGCAACTGAGCCAGCAACAGCAAGCCGAAATGGCACAGCAGCGCCAAACGCATCTCGCTGAACAGCGAGAGGAGATGGTGCGCCGGATACCCGCGTGGTCGGACCCGGATGTGTTTGCAAAGGAGCGCGATGCCCTCAAGTCATGGGCAAACGACGCTGGCATCACCGACGAGGAAATCGCCGGTATCACCGATGCCCGTGCCGTCGAGACGCTCCGCAAGGCGTGGCTGTATGACCAACTGGTCACAGACAAGGCGGTGAAGAAGAAGAAAGCAAAGCCTGCACCCAAGGTATCCCGATCGGGACAGCCGAGGGGCAAAGTGGACGGCCAGGTGCGCAGGAAGCAGGCCGCGATGAAGAAACTTTCCAAGACCGGAAAGCTGAACGACGCGGTCGACTATCTCCTAACCTCCTAAGATAAGGAACCGCTACTATGGCGACCTATACGTCCAGCACAGCGATCGGTGAGCGCGAAGATCTCGCCGACGTTATTTATCGGATCGACCCCGATGAAACCCCGGTGTTCTCGAACGCCGAGAAAGTAACCACTTCGGGTATTTTCCATGAGTGGCAAGTTCAGGAACTCGCCGCCGCTGTTGACACCAACTATGTCAACGAAGGCGCCGATTACTCCTACGTCAACCCGTCGGCAACGACGCGCCTTAATTAGCTAGGGCCATTACGTCGTAAGGCGTAATGCAAATCCCGTGAATTGCTGGGAACTCTCTCTGAGACAATCAGCAGCCAAGCCTCGAAAGAGGAAGGTTCAACGACTATCCTTTTGGAGTACCTGCCAAGCGGCAGGGAAGCGCGGGACACCCTTCGGGGTGATGATATAGTCTCATCTCTGTGGCGACACAGAGCAGCTCGGAAGAGCGGGGGCAGATTAGCGATCTGCTCTGAAGGTAATGTGGCAACTACCACCAGATCAGCGTCCAGGCTGCTTCGGTGTCGAATACCCTCGACGTCGTCGATTCTGCTGGCCGCGATCGCGAAACCGCGTATGTGAAGGTGCTGAAGGGCATCGAGCAGCGCCGCGACGTCGAGAAGGCTCTCTTCAAGAACGAAGCCCGCTCGGGCAGCGATCCCCGCAAGGCGGGCAAGCTGCTGTCGTACATCACCAACACGGTGGTCGAAGGTGCAACCACCACGCCGACTGGCGATGGTTCTGACGTCTCCGACATGGCCGGTGCCAATGCGGCCCTGACCCTGGCGAAGATCGACGACGCGATGGAAGCTGCCTATGTGGACGGCGGCAACCCGTCGATGCTGGTTGTCTCTCCGGCCAACAAGGTTGCGTTCTCCGATCTGTCTTCGGGCAGCGCGGTGACCAACCAGCTCCACATGACGGCCAACGCGCCGACCGATGCAGTCATCATCGGCTCGGTGAGCATGTACCTGACCGACTTCGGTACGCTCAACGTGGTCATCGACCGTCAGGCAGCGAACACGGAAATCTTCCTGCTTGATCCTGACTTCTACTCGATCGGTCACCTGCCCGGTCGCATGTTCTCGGTCTCCGACGTTGCCCCGACGGGCGACGCGACCAAGTTCGCGATCGTGTCTGAGTGGACGCTCGTTATGAAGGCACCGAAGGCGCATGCCGCCGTCGTTGACCTTTCGACCTCCTAATCTGAGGTCACATTGATGCGATGAAGGGGAGGCTTCGGCCTCCCCTTTTTCGTTGGAGATTTAGATGCTCGGAACTTTCAGCGTGATGGAGCGCGACGGGAAGTTTTTCGTTCTCGTCCAGCTTGGCCCCTTCGACACGGAGGAAGACGCGAGCGAAGAGCTGCAAGACATGTTCGACCAGGTCGACGCAGATGTTCTCACAAACGTGGCGATAAACTGATGAAGAAGCTCCTCACCGAAGCCCCAGGCAAGAAGACCTACATGCACTTTTCGGGAGACGATAAGACCGTCGTCACCGAGCAAGAGGTTGCGCCCATCATCGAGCAGAACAAGCGCGCCGCGAACGACTGGAAATACGGCACGATGCTGGGCAACACCCAGCGGCATCAGCAGAAGGTCGCGGAGATCCCGGCGACCGTTTACTACGACCTCGTCAAGAAACTCGGCGAGCCACGCCACGACAATCTGAAGGCGTGGAAGCGCTGGCTAAACGATCCTGAGAACCGCGCCTGGCGCACCACCGGCGGGCGCGTCTAATGGCGATCGGCACCTACAGCGAGCTGCAAACAGCAGTCGCCAACTGGCTCGGGCGCGACGATCTGACGGCGCGCATCCCTGAGTTTATCGACCTGGCTGAAGCGCGCCTGTCGCGTGAGCTGGAGACGCGCGAGCAGGAAAAGCGCGCGACGGTTACGACGACCGCGAACGATCAATACATTGCGCTGCCGACTGGCCTGCGCGAGATCCGCCATGTGCAGCTCAACACCTCGCCGCGCCAGACGCTTCGCTACGTTTCGCCCGACCAGATCGAGCGCGAATACACCGGCAGCGTCACCGGCAAGCCTGCGGTTTACACCGTCGTCGGCAAGGAGATGAAGATCGCTCCGACGCCGGATACGACCGAGTATACGATTGAGCTGACCTACATCGACGGCCTCGACGCGCTGTCCGACAGCAACACGAACAACTGGGTGCTGACCCGCTACCCGGACGCTTATCTCTACTCGTCGCTTTCAGCCGCCTCGATCTACCTGGTCGACGACCAGCGCGCGGCTGGCTTTGAAGCGCTGGCGCAGCGCGCGATTGAGGAAATCAAACTTGATGAACAGCGCGCTCGCATCGGTGGCGCACCGACTATGCGCAGCAACTACGGAGAACTCACATGAGCGCGATGAGCGATTATCTGGAGAACAAGTTTCTCGATCACTTCCTGGGAACCGCCAGCACCTCGGCACCGGCAGCAGTCTACCTGTCGCTTCACACTGCCAACCCGGCTGACGACGCCAGCGGCGCAGAGGTCTCAACCTCCGGCACCGGATATGTTCGCAAGGCAATCGCGTTCTCTGCCGCATCCTCCGGCTCCGCTGCCAACAGCGGCGCGGTCGAGTTTGACACCGCGACTTCGTCCTGGGGGACGCTTACGCATATCGGCGTTTGGGACGCGAGCAGCGCGGGCAACCTGCTGTTCTACGGCGCCCTGGATGCGTCGAAGACAATCGCCACGGGTGATGTGTTCAAGGTCAACACCAGCGGCGTGACGATTACGGCGGCTTAATGGCGAAGCCAACCACCGGGCCGAATTTAGAACAGCTTGATGCTTACGGCACCGTCGACAGCATCACCACGTCGTTTGACAGCGCAGACTGGATTTACGCTGACTTCACCGGCCCGACGTTAGAGCAGCTCGACAACTGGGGGACGATCGACAGTCTCCCATATTCGCTCGACAACGCGATCTGGACGACCGCGAGCCTACGATATGGATCTGGCTCGGCAGCGACATCTGCATCGGTCTCGTCGGCGGGCGTCCGCGTGCAGCTTGGCAGCGGATCAGCCGCGGCAAGCGCGAGCGTCTCGGCGGCTGGCGTTGTCATCCGCCTCGGCACCGCATCTGCCGCCACGTCGGCGAGCGTATCGTCTGCTGGCGTTCGAGTGCAGAGCAGCGGCGCCTCGGCTGCGACATCTGCCAGCGTCACTGCACTCGGCGGCTTTGAAGCGGTTGGCAACGCAACGCTATCCAGTAGCGCCACAGTCAGCGCGACGGCGGTCGGCACCTTTGTGGGCGCTGCCTCTCCGGCTGCTGCGGCAAGCGTGTCTGCGGCAGGAAAGATACTGGGTGAAGACTTTAATGAGGCTGCGGTCGGCGGCGAGACGTGGTCGATCGTGACAGTGGGCAGCGAGACATTCACCGACGTGACCGTCGGCAGCGAGACCTGGGACATCGCAGCATGATTAACTTTCCTGAGTTCTTGCCTGACCAGCCTGCGTTCGAGAACCCAGGCTCTACGGTCGCCAAGAACGTCATACCGGCGGCTCGCGGCTATCGCTCGATGAAGGCGCTGAGTGATTTCTCCTCGGCGACAGACACGCGCATCCGAGGCTTCATTGCGGTCAAGGATTCCAGCGAAAACACGAACGTCTACGCCGGGGACACCTCCAAGCTCTACCGGCTCGCCGGATCGACGACGACGACCTTTGCTGACGCGAGCAAGGTGGGCGGATACTCCACCAGCACGCGCGAGCGCTGGCGTTTCATCGAGTGGTCGAACAAGGTCATCGCGACCAATTTTGACGACCCGATCCAGATCGAGACGATCGGCGGCGGGTCGTTTGCTGACTTGTCTGGTACGCCGCCGAAGGCGCGCTACATGGCGGTCGTGCGCGATCAGATATTCACCGGCTACACCGAAGAGAGCGGGACAGTTTATCCGTACCGCGTTCGTTGGTCCGGTATCGGAAGCGAGACGACCTGGGGCAGCAGCGCTACCAGCGGCTCTGACTTTCAAGACCTAAACGACATCGGCGCGGTGACCGGCGTTGTCGGCGGCGAATATGGCATCATCCTCTGCGAGCGCGGCATCATGCGCGCCCAGTTCGTTGGTCCGCCGCTGTTCTACCAGTTCGACCTGGTGGAGAGCAGCCGCGGCTGTAAGTACCCCGGCAGCGTCGCCGCGATCGGGCGCAACGTATTCTACTGTTCGGACGACGGCTTCTACCTGTTCGACGGCAGCGGGTCGAAGGCGATCGGCGCGGAGCGCGTCAACCGCTTCTTCCTTGATGACCTCAACGCCGACTACGGCTATCGGATCTCGGCTTCGGTCGATCCGCTCAACCAGCTCATCGTCGTGAGCTACCCGTCGTCGTCCTCAGTGTCGGGTCGTCCTGACCGCCTGCTGTTCTACAACTACAGCCTCGATCGCTGGAGCTATGCCGCGGTCGACACCGATGGCGTCGGCAGCTTTATGACGGCGGGCTATACGCTTGAGCAGCTTGACAACGTGTCGGCGTCTCTTGACGCGCTGTCTGCCTCGCTCGACAGCGTGGCCTGGAAGGGCGGGCAGTTCCTGTTCGGCGGCATCGATGACACCAAGCTCGCCATATTCGGTGGAGCGACGCTCGCGGCCACGCTGGAGACCAGCGAGTTCCAGGCGTTCCCCGGTCGGCGCGCGATGCTGCGTAAGATCGTGCCGTACACTGAGGGGGCGACAACCGTCACCGCTCAGATCGGTACGCGCCTGCGCCAGCAGGACACGGCCACGTTTGGCAGCGCCTCATCGCTGAACGCGGAAGGCTACATACCAGTGCGATCAGAAGGCCGCTTTCACACTGTACGCCTCAACCTGACCGGCGACTGGACGCAGGCCCAAGGCATCGACATTGAGGCCAGTTCCCTCGGGCTGCGATGACCACCTCGTTTCGCAAGCTCCCGCCGATTGGCGCGTCCCTGCGCGATACGGCGGAAATCGTAAACAACTGCGTCGACGGAAAGATGAACGTGACCGGCGAGGTCACGCTCACCAACAGCGCGACCTCAACTGTCGTGACCGACATTCGCGTCGGCGCGGAGAGCCTCATCGTGTTCATGCCAATTACGGCGGACGCGGCAACCGAGCTTGCTGCTGGCGGCATGTATGTCAGCAGTCAAGGAAAGCAGACCTACACGATCACACATGCCAACGATACGACCACTCGAACCTTTAGGGTCGGAATTTTTGCCTAGCTGGGCGCGGCTTGAAAAGCACGTCCGAGCCGCCCTCAAATATGCGCCCGACAGCCACAGCGATCGCACGGTGCTGGACCGCATCCTGACCGGCAAGGCGCAGTTCTTCGCCTACGAAGATAGCTGCATGATCACGGAAATCATCAAGTATCCGAAAAACAAGGTGTGCCGCGTCTGGATCGCAGGCGGCAACCTCAAACAAATTCATCAACTCGGCGAGCAGGTCGTCGCCTGGGCAACCGAGCAGGGCTGTACCGATGCGGAGATTGTAGGCCGCGACGGTTGGGAGCGGGCTGCGCCTGGCTTCAAAAAAGCGGCCACAGTTTACAGGAGAACGCTATGAGCCTCGGCGGTGGTAGCAAGACACAGACGGTCACGACGCAGTCGACCAGCGGCGCGCCTGCCTACGCGCAGCCGTTCCTAGAGTTTGGACTGGGCGAAGCGAAGAACATCTATCAGTCGGAACAGCCGCAGTATTTCCCCGGCCAGACCTACGTTGATTTCTCGCCCCAGACCGAGCAGGCGCTGCGCCAGACTGAGACGCGCGCGCTGGCCGGAAGCCCGCTTCGGCAGGAAGCGCTGGGCCAGGCGATGTCGACCGTGCGCGGCGACTACCTGGGCGCAGCCAACCCGTATCGCGACCAGGCTATCCAGTCCGCGATGGAGCCTGTTATCTCCAGCGTCGGGTCAGCGTTCTCAGGCGGCGGTCGTTTCAATTCGGGACTATTTGCTGACGCGCTCGCCAAGCGCGCCGCCGAAGTCGCGGGCAACATTGGCTACGCCGACTACGGTCGTGAGCGCGCACTGCAACAGTCGATGATCGGAGCTGCACCAGGCTTGGCGGCAACTGACTACGCCGACATCGGTCAGCTTATGAACGTCGGCGCTGCTCGCGAGGGCATGGGTCAGAACATCCTCAACGATCAGATCAACCGCTTCAACTTCGAGCAGAACCTGCCAGCCGCGAAGCTCAGTCAGTACATGGCGAACGTAGCAGGCGGCACCGTCGGCTCCACCGGCACCACGACGCAGCCAGTATTCAGCAATCCGACAGCTAACACGCTCGGCGCCCTGTCGACGCTGGCAGGTATCGGACAGTCTGCGTTTGGCACCGGCGGCTTCCTACGAGGGGTTTTCTAATGAATGCTCCAATCACAGTAAGACCCATCATCCCCCTCGGACCCGACACCGTCATTGAGGGCAATCCTTATCAAATTGCCGGTCGCGCAATTCCCCAGGCCGCACTACCGCCAACCAGGGTGCCACCGCCTCTGTTTCCGCCGCGCATGCCGCAGCCCGTTATGCCGCAGCCGGTAGCTGCCCGTCCCACGGCATCCATGCCTGACCAAGAAAGTTTGCGCGGGCTTCTGACGGCAAACGAGCAAGATCCTCTGGCTGCTGGCTTAATGGGTATGGGCCGCGCTTTGCTTAACTACGGCGCGCCATCCTTGACGCCGAAGGGCGGCTTCATGGGGGCGATCGGTGCTGGCGGTCAGGGCTTCATGGACGACTACCAGAAAGCGCAAAGCGCGAACCTAGCGAACAAGCTGGCGGCTTATCAGTTTATGGCGAGCATGCAGCAGAAACCGTTCGCCGTCGGCAATCGTGTTTACGATCCCAACACAGGCAAATATATCGACCCACCAATGGAGCCGTTTAACTTTGAGGGAACTGGTGAGCGATTTACAGGCGCTGAAAGATCCTACATCTCCACAGCCTCCAACGCCGGTCCAGAGGCTGCTGGTAAGGCATTGTTTGATATTACGAAGCAGAAGCGCGCTTATGAGAAAGATTTGCGCGGAGAGTTCAATAAAAACTCTGAGGGTCTTGCTAAAATACTGGGAGCCGCGAGACGCGCTCAACAGCTTGAATTAAGACAAGGCAAGGTTGGCGTTTCAGACCTAGAAACGCTTTACAGCTTCATCACTGCTCTTGATCCAAACAGCGTGGTACGCGAAGGCGAAGTCGCGCTGGCAAGACAAATTTCCTCAATTCTCGAAACCTTCAAATTGAAGGTCGATCAAGTTCAGCAGGGTAAATTATTGCCGGGTGATGTCGGCAAAGATTTGCGCGCGCGCATTATGGAACTGGGTGATGCCGCGCAACAGCGACTTCAAAAAGACATCACATACTACACAAAGCAAGAAGACGAGCTTGCCCTGCGTCCAGGCTCTGTTGTGAGGCCAGTCACAGGCTTTACGCGGAATAACACGCCGCCAGCTCAATCAACCAATCCCTACAATGTTCCATCGACGATAGGGGACTAGCGCATGAGCATTGATGCCATACGCGCCGCATTAAACAGCGTCGCACGGATGCGATCCGACGGCTTTACTGACGACATGATTGATCGTGAGTTTGCCCGGCAGGGAGCTTCTTACCGCCTGGCGGATTTAGAAGAGCAGGTCAGCAGCATGTCTAATAAGGCGCGCCTTGTCGGCCAGGGATTAACGCTCGGATACGGTGACGAGATTGAGGCAGGCATCGCCGCCATTAATCCGTTTGATCGTCGTTCGTATGACCAAGCCCTGTCTGACACGCGCACCAACATTGATGCATTCAGACAAATGCGCCCAGGAACAGCCACGACGCTGGAACTTGGCGGCGCAATTCTACCGACAGCCGCCGCGGCGCTTGCAACATTGCCCGCTGGCGGCTCCGGCGCAGCGCCTATTGTGGCGGGGACAGCCGCAAGAGTTGCACCGACATTAGCGCGGACGGCTTTGACCGGGCTTGGCGAGGGCGCGGTCTACGGCTTCGGAACCGGTGAAGGCGGTTTGGGCAACCGAGCAGTCAGCGCAGCTATTGATGCTCCGCTAAGCGCAGTTGGCGGAGTAGGCACGAATATAGCGTTGCGCCAAGCAGGCAAGTTAGGGGGTGCTGTCCTCGACTTCGTGCGTCGCAGGCTCGGCAATCGAGGCGGCAAGCGCGTCGAAGCTGAGTTGCAGAAACTTGTGCAGCGCCATGCTGCAAGTAACCAGATGACGTTTGACCAAGCCGTCGACGACATCGTCAGCAAGATTGGCACACCCCAAGAGGGCGGCAGGATCATGGCTGATATAAGCCCGGACCTGCGTGAGACGCTGCGGGCATATAAGGCGTCGGCAACAGGCGCGGCTAATCCGATCAATCAAACACTTGAGCGTCGCTCGAAAGACGCGCGCGGCCTCGCACGAGACCGGATGCAGGAAAGCCTGACCAAGACATCGGGCAATATCTTGCGTCTGTTCAACAAGGGCGCAGAGGCAACAAGAAGAGCAGCGAGTAACGAATACGACAAGATATGGGAAACAGGGGCTGAAGCCGACGGCGACATTCTTGAGGTTCTGCGTGACGCGCTAGGTCGCGAAGCCGACCTTGCTGATGACGTCAAAAAACTTGCTCGGGTTGACAAGGCTGGCGATGACTTCTTCGAGGTTCTTGAAGACGGCACGATTGAGTTCACCGGACCTGTGACATTGCATCAAGCTGAAATCGTCAGGCGCGCAATCAGCGACAAGGCGGCGGAGTCTTTCGAACGCGGGAAGGGTTCACTCGGCAAGGCGTACAATAACCTTGAGGGCAATCTGCGCGAAGCCATCGACGCATCCTCACCTGAGTTGGCTCAAGTGCGCAGCGTGTGGGCGCAGGTCATGCGACAGCAGGAAGTTTTTGAGAAGGGGCAGAAAGCGCTCGGCAAATCTGCTGACCAGGTGGCGATCGATTTTGAGGAACTGGTGGCCGAGGGGCCGGAGGTCGTTAACGCTTTTAGAACTGGCCTGATGTCGTCCTACCGGGCCAAGTTCGCCGACCGCAGCCGCAAGTCGCTGGCAAAGCACCTGGCTGACGATGAGTCTAAGGACGGCATGATCCTTCGGATGGTTGTACCGGAGGACGAGCTGGATGAGGTCATCAACAGGGTGGAGCTTGCCACCGAAACTGGTGAGACGGCGGGCAGGGTTTTAGGTGGCTCGCCAACAGCAGAGACTACATCGCGAATTGCGGACATGGGAAGCACCGCTGTCGCAGAAGACGTCGTTAGCGCACTCAACGCCAATCCTCTGGCGGTGGGACGATTGCTGTTCCGCGCGAAATCAGCACTGCAATCAGGATTGACTGACGCAGACAAGCAGCGTGTCGCTGAAATCCTTATTAGCGAAGACCCTGGGACTGTCATGCGCGCGCTGCGCGACGACAGCCAGCTTGCCAAGTTGCAGGCGAAGATCAACGGCCTGGCCCGCATAGTCGCAAGAGAAAGTTCAGCCCTTGCGCCGATTGTGGCCGCGCAACAAGCGCAGCCGCTAACAAAGCCGACCGAGCAAGGTCTAGCTGGACTGCTCAACTAACCCGCCCGCCTCGGCGGGTTTTTTAATATCTGGAGAAACAAATGCCAAAGGTTTCATGGAACGACTACTCGTCGACCCCAGGCAGCAACACCGACATCGACAGCGTCGACATCGATGAGGGCTGCGCCCCCAGCGGAATTAACAACGCGATCCGCGAGATCATGGCCCACACCGCTGACGTGGTAGCTGGCACGGTCGCGCTGTCGTCTATCAACATCGACGGCGGCTCGATCACCGGCATCACCGACCTGGCGATCGCCGACGGCGGCACCGGCGCTTCTACCGCTTCAGCGGCTCTGACGAACCTCGGCGGCGCAGGCACGGCTTCGGCGCAGACTTTCACCGCGGGCCAGCGAGCTGAGATCACGACGCTGACTGACGGCGCGACCATCACGCCCGACATGGACGACAGCAACAACTTCGTCGTCACGCTGGGCGGCAATCGGACGATGGCGAACCCGTCTAATCTGACGGCGGGTCAGTCTGGCAGCATCTTCATCATCCAGGACGGCACCGGCTCACGGACCCTGTCATTCGGCACCTATTACGACTTCGCGGGCGGCACCGCTCCGACGCTGTCGACTGCGGCCAGCGCCGTCGATCGCATCGACTACGTCGTGCGCTCGACGACCTCGATCCACTGCGTGTTCACCGCGAATTATAGCTAGAGGCGACCATGCCGATTTTTAACAATCAGCTCGCCGGGGCATCTGGTGCAGCCGGTGGCGGCTATCAGATTAAGTACGCGGCGCGTCTCGGGACTGACCACAGCTTCTTGAAAGCAACCACAGATTTCGTGGGGACTGGCAACAGTAACTACTACACGGTCAGCTTCTGGGCAAAACGCTGCGGCGTATCCACCAACGACATGGTTTTGCACTCGTCCAGTGTCGGGGGCAGCACCTATTATTCAGACTATCCGGTTATAAATGCTAGTGCCGACAAACTCGTACACTACTACGGCACCAACGCCAGTGCGTTTACAGCTCACACATCATCAGCCGTGTTTCGCGATCCAAGTGCTTGGACCCACTGGTGTATAAAAAATGATAACGGTGTCCTGACCTACTACGCCAACAATGAAGTAGTCCTGACTTTCACTCATGGCGGCAGTTATCGCTATCTAATCGCGAACAGCTACGACTATCGGATTAACACGCACGAGTATCAGTCTACGCCGAATGGTATAGGCGACTGGTACATTGCCGACTACTACCTGATCCTCGACAGCGCGTTTGGCGCGTCCGACATTTACGGCCCAGATCAGTTTGGCGAATACAACAATGACGGTGTCTGGGTTCCAAAAGAAAACAGCCTGTCTACTGCCCAGTTTGGCGAGGACGGCTGCTTTATGGAGTTCAAGCAGAGCGGCACGTCTGGCGCTACAGCGTCGGACATCGGTGCTGATACTTCTGGCAACGACAACCACATGCGGCTTGTTGGCTCGTGGACCAGCGACGATCAGGTTACGGATACGCCGAGTAATAACTTTGCGACACTGAACCCGCTAAATATGTCATCTAGCGGCGGCGTTACGCTAAAAGACGGCAATCTTAACGCCGATGCCACAGGTACTGCTACCGACGTAATGGCAACAATTTTTGTTAACAGCGGAAAATATTACGTCGAATATCAAATTAACACGGCGGATAGCTCAACATCAAATCCGGTTACAGGTATTCAAGGTGTCGGATTTCCAACGTCACCAAAAGCCAATATCGACCGAAACGGTGGTTACGACTACGACGGAACAACAGGAACTTTAAGCCCAGCTTTCACCTACACGACCAGTGATGTTGTGATGATGGCGTTTGACGTAGACGCCAAAAAGATTTGGTTTGGAAAGAACGGAACTTGGTATAACTCCGGTGATCCCGGCGCAGGAACCGGAGAGACATTATCTTGGGCGGCAGACGGCGCTGTTGCCCCATATGTTCGCAGCCGAAATTCATCTGATGTAACCGTTAACTTCGGCCAACTTGGCTTCGACCACCCCTCGCCAACCGGCTTCTCAGCCCTGTCCACCGCGAACTTGCCCACACCTGCAATCGCTGACGGCTCGGCGTATTTCCAGACGACGCTGTTTACCGGGACGGGTGCTGTTGATTTAGAGGTGAACCAGTCAGAAAATTCGACGTTTCAGCCCGACTTTGTGTGGGCAAAACAAAGAAACAAAACCGACAATCACATCCTAGTGGACGCAGTTCGAGTTCCGCCAAACACTCTGTATTCTAACCAAGCAGCGGCAGAGGTTGTTGGAACCGGCGGCATTACCAGCCTTGATGCCGACGGCTTTACTGTCAGTGGCGATGGGTCCGTCTGGAACAATATCAATCAGTCAGGGATTAACGTAGCAGCATGGCAATGGTTGGCCGGGAACGGCACGGCGTCGAACGAAGATGGAAGCATATCCTCTACGGTTAGTGTAAATGACACGGCGAAATTCAGCATCGTTTCATGGACTGCCACCGGAACGGGCAGCGACACTATTGGTCATGGACTTGGTGTTCAACCGTCAATGATTATCAAGAAAGAGCGGTCTGCGGGTGATAGCTGGTTTGTTCAAAACATCAACTATACAGACGGTTCATATTCGCAGTTTCTTGAAGGCACACAAGCGCAAACCTCCAGTAACGCTTACTGGAACAGTACCTTCCCAACATCATCTGTGTTTTCTCAGGGTACTGTAATGAACAGCGGAAATACCTGCATTGCTTATTGCTGGGCAGAAGTCGAAGGCTTTAGCAAATTCGGCATCTACACCGGCTCGACAAATTTTCCCTTTGTCTGGTGCGGTTTCAGACCTGCTTGGGTCATGATTAAATGCTCCAGCGTAGCGAACTCATGGACAATGTATGACACGGCCCGTCAAACATATAATCCAGACGGTAGATATATATTAGCTGAAAGTAGTGCGGCTGAAGTTGCTTCGACCACTGTTGAAATTGATATTTTGTCGAACGGCTTTAAGCCACGAGATAACCAGAACAACATTAACGGCTCTGGTAGAACGTACATCTTCATGGCATTTGCAGAACACCCCTTTGGCGGCTCAAACGTCGCACCAGCAACAGCGCGATAGGAGGCGCTCATCATGTTTGTCTATAACAACACAACACTCCTCCGCCCAGGTCGCGCCTGGACGGACATCAACGGCGTCCAGCATCCCGGCAACTGGAACATCTGGGACGCCGCAACCAAGGCCGCGAATAACGTGGTCGAGGTCGCGATCGCAGCGAAGCCCGATGAGCGCTTCTATTGGGTGACCGGCCCTGATCTGACTGGCGCGTACACCTCGGTCGAGCGCGCGCTGGAAGACGTGAACGAGGTTGACGAGAACGGCGATCCGCTGCTGGACGCAGACGGCAACCAGATCGTGACCCCAGGTCTCAAGTCGCAGTATATCGCCGCGACCAAGGCAACGCAGGGTTCGCTTCTTGCGGAGACTGACTGGGCTTACATTCGTAAGACCGACACCGGGATCGCGGTGCCTGACGACATCCAAACGTACCGCACTGCGGTGAGGCTAGCGGCCGGGGTCATAGAAGGGCAGATCGCAGCGTGTGCGACCCTAGACGCCTTCAAAGCGTTGTTCGTCGTGCCGGAGACCGGCAACGCGCCGATCCACAACTGGCCTGACCCGATCTGATGCTCCGCACACTCGCCGCAGCCGCCGCCCTCTGGGCGGCTTTTTTAATGCCCGCCTTCGGACAGCAGATCTCCTGCGTGCCTGACACGGCGGCTGCGGACCAGGCGGCGCGCAACGCCGGTGAGGAGCTGGCCTGGCAGGGCGAGACCAGCGGCGGCGTCGGTATGCGCTTCTACATCTCCCCGACTACATGGAGCGTTTTCTTCGAGCGCGACGGCCAGTGGTGTACGGCGCCGAGCATGGTCGGGAAAATTCGCTACGGAAATCGCGTTTAATGGATAAGAACCTCATCGACCTAGCGAGCTTCGCCGTTGTTCTCGGCACCCTGGCTGAGTGGTTGCCGCCGCTTGCCGCAGCGGCGTCACTCATCTGGACCGGCATGCGCATCTGGGACTGGTTGAGGGGGCGCTAGATGGACGGCGCGATAGACATCAGGTTGATCGTCACCCTCTTGGGCGTTGCGGCCAGTATCTTCGGGGGTGCCGCTGTCGCGAAGATGCGAATTAAGGATTTGCAGGAAGCGATTGCTGAAATCCACGCGACCATAAAGGCCAACGATAAGCGCATCGACAACCTGGAGAACGCGGAGAGCGTCATCAAGCAGAGGGTCGATATTATTGCCAAGATGAACTCACCGGAGAACCTGCGCCGTGACCACATCGCGATGGCGACGCTGACCTCGACGGTCGAGCAGCTTCGCAAAGAGATGGACCACCAACTAGCAATCCATAACGGACGGCATATTCCCGTGCCGTCGGAAAGGGCAGGCACATGATTGGCGCGCTGCTACCAGTAATCGGTCCCCTGCTTGGCGACGTGGTCAAGCGGGTGCTTCCAGAAGATAAGGACAAGCGCGCCGAGATCGAGCGCGAAATCAACATGGCGCTGATAAGCAACAGCGCCCAGATAGAGCAGGCGGCTGCGTCTGTGATCCTTGCGGAAGCGAAAAGCGAGCATTGGATCACGGCGACCTGGCGACCGATCCTCATGCTCACTATCACAGCAATCGTCGCGTGGAATTTTCTGCTGGGCGCGCTGGTGGAGTTGGCGGTTCGGCTGTTCGTCGGAGATCAGATCCCGCTGACCATCCCGCTGCCGGATGAACTCTGGAACCTGCTGATGATTGGCGTGGGCGGCTACGTCGTCGGGCGCTCGGCTGAGAAGGTCGCCGACAAGGTGAAGAAATGATGCAGCGCTTGCGCGAGCTGCTTGAGCAGGACGAGGGCTGCGTCCACGCCGTGTACCTAGACCACCTCGATAAACCCACATGCGGCATCGGCCATCTAATCGTTGAGGGCGACGCGGAATACGGCTGGCCGGTCGGCGCACCTGTCAGCGAGGAGCGCGTCAGCGAGCTGTTTGAGCGCGACACAAAGACCGCAATCAGCGATGCGATGTGGCTGCACCCTGACCTCGCTGAACTACACGAGGACGCGCAGATCACTATCATCTCGCTCGCCTTTCAGTTGGGCCTGCCCAGGTATCAACTGTTTGAGAAACACCATGCCGCTATCGAGGCGCGCGACTGGAAGGAGGCGGCAGCACAGCTTCGCAATAGCAGGCTCTATCGCCAGGCGACTGCTCGCACCGAGCGTCACGCTCGCCGCCTGGAAGGGCTGGCGTAATTAACGCGACGCGCCTGGGTGCTGCTGGCGAGCATATCGTCTCCGCAGCGCTCATCATGCAGGGCTGGTCGCCGTCGATCATAAACGCTGACGGCTTCGACATTATCGCTGTGCGCCAAGGGGAGACGCTGCGTGTGCAGAGCAAAGCGACCAAGCAACCGTATAAGCCGACCCAATATCAATGGAGCTGTTCGGCGTCGCGCCCCAAGCGGCCACTAACGCTTGCCGACTGTGACGTGGTTGCGTTTGTCGGGCTCGACATTCGGCGCGTGTATTTCGCGCCTGTCTCGCGCGTGTGTGAGCAGGTCACCTTCAAGCTCCCGATCGCCACGATGCACGAGAGAGACCTTGAAAGTGCGACGCTCAAAGCGGCTTATGCGGTGACAAACGGGAACAGGTAGCGACCTCCACATTCTTGGGGCTCACACGCATTTTACACGCATAAAATTTTTACCCCTTTGCAAATCGATGGTCATCGATTAGCCTGTTTGTGTGCTGAGAAATCGCCAGATTTCTGCGGTGCGTGAGGCTAACGCCTTGATTTAGTTGCACTCCCGTTCTACACGCAAACACACTGGGGGTGTGGGGGTCGCAGGTTCAAATCCTGCCGTCCCGACCAATTAAATCAAGGACTTAGCTGAAGGGCTAAGTCCTTTTTTTATGC